CGGGAATACCGTTCAGATGTCATTTCAAGATCATCGTCCTGAACTTCGATCTGGTCAGTGTTTTGTTCGTCAGCCATTGCTGCTTCCTCCATTTCACGGGAGATCATATCAAAGTCACCCCCGTCTTGCATAGAGCGAGCATCTTCGGTTGCAGGCTCAAACTCAATCGCGTCGAAGTTGTTGCGCTTCAACCATGATTTAGCCTCTGCAACAGTGAAAAACTGCACACGGAAGCGGATGGCCTGAATTTCGCTTGTGCCATCTTTGATGCCAAAGATGAAGTCAACGCCCTTGCCGCCAGCGTCATTCCGGCGGCGCAAGGCATCGTATTTGCGCGGATCGTGAATGCGGGCTGCGTGTTCGTTGGCATAGGGTCGAGCGCCGTCTGCACGGCTCTCATCTTCCACATCCATGTCTTCTTCATCTTCCAACAGGTCTTCAGTGATGTCATCGGCCCAAGACTTGCCAGCGTCACCGCCCCACAAAGCCCATGCGATCCGCCCGTTGGAAGGGTAACCATCCTCACCGGGGCGGAAACCCTGCGCGTCCTTGTCCACCTCATGGCGAGCAAAGAAGCTGCGCATCCGCTTTACCGTGTCTTCTGACAGGTTCTTGCCGTTCACGATGTCACGGGCGCGTGCGATACCGACCTCAGTGCCGCCACGGCCAAACTCGCTGCGCCAATCAAGCCCACGCTGGGCTTCGTCCTTCATCTCTGCTGTCGGTTCATACGGCATCTTCACCATCCACAGTCGCAGGCACAGGAGCCTTGTTGCCGAATGGCTCATAAGCCATCGTCAGGCCAAATATCTTAGCCATCTCTTTGTCGCGCTGGATTTGCGCAAACGTCTCTTCCGCATCACGGCCATAGGTGGCTGCAATGTCGGTGTGGCTGATGATGCCGTTTTGCAGGCCGACCACCGCCGCGTTGATCTCTTTCAGCGGGTCAACCCACTGGAAGCCACGCGCCCGCCAAGAAATGCCCAAGGCGAACTTCTCAAACTTCCCCGGCCCGTTGATCGGAATCAGAGCGAAGTCCATGACATGACGCATCCACAAACGGAAAACTGGATCGATAAAGTGTTCGATCATAAACCGCTGCTGGGTCTTGTAGAAATCACGTTCCTCAAGCGCACCTTGGCGAATCGAGGAATAACTGGTCCCCTCAAGATCGTTGGCAAGTGCTGTATAGCTGATTCCAAGACCGCCAGCGATGCCACGCAAGATGGCCTTCTCAAAGTCGGCAAAGGCAGATGTCGGATGGGTCGGATCGAAGGCCTTGAAGTCAACGCCAGCCGGGAGTTGGTGGAACGTGCCAGCCTCTGCATCATAGATCGGCGTGAAGGTGTCTTCAAAGCCGTCAGCGGTAAAACCATCGCCAGCAGGCGAAGTGAAGAAGCCCATCTTGGCCGCGCCGACACGGGCAGCGACCAGTTCAGCCTCACGGTAGCCGTGCAGCATCTTCAACGCTGGCATAGCCGTGACAACCCACGGCACACCCCGCGTCTGATCGGCCCGCTCCTGAACGTAAATATGCAGCATTCGATCCGCAGAAATGCGCTGGCGGAAGATGCCAGTGGTATTCGTGGCATAATCGTAGTCGCCGGGGTTATTTACCAGCACATGATAGGCAACAACACGGCGGGTATCCGAATCCAGTTCAATCCCCATGCGAACCTGATTGCCATCACGGAGCGTCTCGTTCATCTGTTCGTCAACGCGATCAGGCTCAATGATCTGGAATCCAATGCCATGCCGCAGATAGTTTTTGTTGACTGTGTGCAAAAACACTTCGCCATCACGCGCCATGCCGCGAATGACATGGTTCGACAGGTCAGTCATGGACATCTTGCCGTCAACAGTCGAACCACCGAGGCGGGAGAACTCTTCCCAAGCAGCCTCAATGATATTGTTGCCAGCCATGTCAATCGTGCCGTCGATGTTGCGGCCCTTCAGTTGCAGGCGGAAACCATTTTCGCCGACAATGTTGGTTTGGAGCAACTGCAAGTAACGGCGAGCATATTCGTTGTTGCGTTCCAGATCGCGGGCGCGGTTGCGCAGATCACGCAATGACCAACGGATTTCAGAATCGGCAGATTTATTGCTGCCCTTGAAGTCCATATAAAGCCGCCCCTTGGATGCGGCTAGATATTCACGCTTGGCCGGGGCCGACTTGGTGCGCTTGAAGAAGTCCAATAGGCCCATCAGCCAAACCTCACTTTGACAGTTGATCCACTGGGCTTACCAGCTTGAAGACGAGTTTTGACTAATTCTTGGGTAAATTCTGCTTTGTATTTGTCGCGGGCGTCCATCAATTCAGCAAAACTCATCTTGGTCAGAGAACGGCCAGCGATGCTGTAACTGCCAACGTCACTGTCAGCCTTACCCTGCAAGATGCTTTCGATCTTTCCGACCATAATCTGAGCGTGTGAACGCGGATCAGAACCGTTGACATCCAAATCAACAAGGATAGACCAATCGCCACGCTGGACAACAATCCGGCTGCTGTCCGATGTGCGGACAATCTCAAGCTGCCAATGGTAGTCACCAGTTACAAAATCAGCCGAAGTGGCGCTTGGAATGGTGAACAGATATGTCCCGCCAGTTTCCGCTCCCACAACCGCAAATTCAGTGTTGCCGCCGCCACTCAAACGCGACACATACTGTGCGCTGTATGTCGCAAGCGGGTAATCTGTTACCAGATCAGTGCGCTTCCATTGCACAAAGTCGCCGAGAACAAATGTCAGCGGCTCTGTCTCAGGAGCGTTAGTAGGGTCGAAAAGGTTGGCCATTTATCTATACCCGTGAACGAAGCCGCTCCGCATGGGCATCCCCGGCCGTCGACGGGCCGTAGGTTGCTCCTCAGATGATACCTGATTTTGCCCTGCTATGTAAACAGCTTCAAGATTAAGGTTCAAAATCGACAAGGCTGCTGTCGCATATACGCGACAATCAAGCGCCTCGTTCCGCGTCCTGATCTTTGCCCACTCCGTTCTGGGCCGCCCCTTGAAATACCGCGTCACCTTCTTTTCAGCCGTCAGCATACGGAAATATTCCTCGCCGCGATCAACTGGGAAATGGCAATAACCCTCGCCTTCATCGCTGATCTTCAACCGAGCATAGACAACTTCCTTCGCCGTGTCTGTGCCGACCGGGAACAAGTTGATCTTGCCGATGTTGTTCTTCGACGGCCTGCCGACAATAGGCTTGCCTGATCCGCCGATACCCTTAATCGCAAATACGCGCCTGCCAGCCCGCAGCCGCGCATAATTGTAGACCTGTTGCGTGTAGTGACCGCCGGAGTCAACGCAGATCGACCTGATGATCATCTCGCCTTTTATTGGATGCTCAAACTTCTGTTGCAGCATCACATCCAAGCGACTCCACAATTCCGCCGATGATGGGTCGCCGTACATCGCCTCATATGCAATCGACCAGCTTTCTTCGCCCCTTCCCCAGCCAACAACCTCAATTTCCAAGCGATCATCTTGAACGTCTACGCCAGCGGTCAACAGCAATATGTCTTCTGGCAGTTGCTCACCCCAGTTCTCCCGGCGATCCATTAGGTCCGTTTCGTCTATGCTCTCGCCTTGCTCTTCCCATGTCTCGCCAAGGAACGTGTTGATCCATGTCTTTAGCCGCATCGGATCGCGCTTGCTGTTAATGAACTCCTGAACAGCCTCATACAGAGGCGTCCAAGGGCTATACAGGCCACTGATGTGGAATCCGGCAATCTTCCCCTTGGCGACCGATGTGGCCTCCCAGTGGCCCTTCCTGATGGCCCTGAACCGCGTTGCGTCATCCCACAGCGATCCGCAATGCTCGCACTCGTACAATGCGCTGTACGGATTCTTGTCTTCCCACTTCACATGGCCCCAAGACAGCACCTGATGCTCACCACAATCAGCACAAGGTATGAAAAACCTACGCTGGTCGCTTTCGTCATATGCCTGTTCGATCCGGCTTGCCCCCTTGTCTGTCGGGGTGCTGACCAAGATGATCTTGCGGTTCCAAAATGTGGCAGAACGCTTCTTTGCCAGCGACACAGGGTCGCCTTCGGTTCCCGCCGAGATCGGATACCTGTCAACCTCATCGCATAGAACAACGCGGCATGGGCGAGACGCCAAGCTGGCAGGGCTGTTTGCCCCACAGGCTGTCACATGGCCACCGGGGAAGCTTTTGTGCAGCGTTGTGTTACCGCTGTCACGCGATCTTGGGTCTTTGATCTTGTCGGTCAGCACAGGCGTGTCCCTGATACACGGCGCAAGGCGGTCCTTAGACCATGTTTGCGCCATTTCCAGCGTTGGTTGCACAACAAGGATCGGGGCAGGGTCTTGGTGGATGTGATAAGCGACCACATTGTTCAGCAATTCCGTCTTGCCGATCTGCGCCCCCGTCATCAGCACGACAGTCTCAATGTCAGGATCGGAAACAGCATCCATCATGCCGCGCTGGTATTCTGCGCGAGATGTTGACCATCGACCCGGCTCCGCCGAACTTTCAGATGACAAGATGCGATAAGTGTCTGCCCATTGGCTAACCGTCAACTTCGGTGGCGGCCTAAGCCCCCTTTCGATAGCATCAGCAAGGCAAATCTCTAGCCTTTTAGCTTGCGCTTCCCGCGTTGAGTCCGACCAGTTCATTCAATGCCTCAACAATTGCGCCTTCAATCAGGCGCTGGACCTCTTTTGCATCTTCTGCCGCCGCCGCCTCCGGCGCGATCTTGGTTGGGATCGACAGCAGCTTCGCCCTTACCTTCGACAGACCCTCCTCGAACCGTTTGGCGACATCCTCAATATACACCAATTCGCCACGCTCTATGGCATTTTCCATCTCCTTGGCATCGGCCTGTTCTTTTGACAATCTAGCACGTTCATCCGCAAGATTTAATGTGCCACTGGTTGCCCTGCCAGCCGCCGATTCGCGCAGCCGCTTGATGTAGGCAGTCCTGATATGCTCAAGGTCATATTCCCCACGCGGCTGTTTCTTGATCGTGCCATCGGCCAGAAGGTCGGTGAAGTATTTTGTGCTGATCCCAAGATGGGCCGCGCATTCTTGGACTGTTGCCATAACTAAACCTCATGCTCCCACGCATGATATGCTTACGCGCAAAGGTCTTTCAAGGGCAATCCCTTTAACACATTCCATCACTGGAATATCTTTGTGGCGCGAACTACC